GGTCAGGGTCAAGCAAAGCAAAACAAGAAAAGGCAGGGGGGGGAGGGCAGGGACAGGGGGGGAGGGCCGGCCGTGCAGTACCTTTCTTCTCCCGAATTTTTACCGAGATGGGAATACAGGACGTTTTATATCTGGAAGCAAATACTGGAAGTAAGATGATGTATGTGGTTTACCCACAGTTTGATTTAGGTTGGATGTTTATGAGTGGTGGCCTTGCTTATTTAGGCGAGGCTTGTGGCCTTGCTAATTTAAGCGAGGTTTGATGAGTGAGCTACTTGACAAGTTAATATCTGTGGACGCTATTCAGTGGGCTTTGGCTCACAAGTTGCGGGTACGTTCTGGTGAGATGTTTACGATGCGTGGCACTCCGTATTTGGCTGATTTGGTATTACCGCATCGGGTTATGCACTGTAAGAAGGGTGCACAGGTACGAGTAACGACGACGAAGTTATTGCAGCAGGTTCACCATTGTATTTATGGGAAGTATCGTCAGAACGTTTTGTATATGATGCCTACAGTCAAGCAGGTTGAGGCTTTGGCGAAGATAAGTTTTGATCCGTTGTTGGGGGCGAATCCATTTTTGAAGAAGTATATGACGACTGATACGGCGTATGTTAAGACGTTTAGTGGTCGGTCGATATATTTTGTGGGTGCACAGCCTCAGAAGGTTGGCGGGTCGAACACGAAGGATTCTGCGAATTTGCGGTCGATACCGTGTGATTCTATCCAGCGGGATGAGATTGACCTGATGGATGAGGATATGGTTGTCTTGAGTAAGCAGCGGTTGCGTGATTCGGAGTTAAAGATTGAGGCCAATTATGCTTCGCCGACGTACCCGAATTACGGGATTGATGCGTTGTATCAGCGGAGTACCCAGAACAAGTGGCGGATTCGGTGTGGTTCGTGTGGTAAGACGACTTGTTTGGTGGAGACTTTTCCTGATTCGATACGGAAGGTTGACGGTGTTTGGCGTCGGTCTTGTGTTCATTGCGGGTCGGAGATATTTGTTCAGGATGGCGGGTGGGTTCCTGAGTATCCTGACCGTGATGAGATTGGTTATTGGATTGACGGGTTATTGAGTCCCCGCATTGATTTGAAGTTGGATATGGAGCGGTATTTTGAGTCTGAGGGTACTGCCCGTGCCGAGTTTATGCGGTCGGTGTTGGGGATTGCGACGGTCGAGTCTTCTTATCAGTTGACGGACAAGGATGTGTATGACCGTTGCGGTCGTGATACGATGCGGATGTCGTGTACGACGGAGTGTGTGATGGGTGTTGACGTTGGCAGTCCGATGTATGTGGTGATTGGGATAAGGACTGGTGATGATGCGTATGAGGTGATTTATACGGGGTCTGCCGATGATTTTCAGCAGTTGCACGATTTGGCCAAGAAGTTCAATGTAAGGATGGCTGTTTTGGATGCGATGCCGGACATTCATGCTTCTCGTGAGTTTCAGCAGAAGGAGCCTTATACGGTGTATCGGTGTCAGTATTCCGAGCAGATGCCGGGTCAGCCGAAGTTTGACGGCAAGGAGGGGATGGTACGGTGCAACCGGAATGAGTGGTGTGATAAGGTGTATGACGTGTTTGCTTCCCGTCGGATTACGATACCTTCAAATTGTCAGGCGGTCAAGGATTATGCGGTTCAGATGACTTCGACGGCCAAGACGATGATAGTGAACCCGGAGACGGGGTTGCAGCGTCCCAGATGGATTAAGGTGGGTGATGACCATTATTTTCACGCGACCCTTTATTTTTTGTTGGGTGCGTCAAGGACATCTCCCAAGCGGTTAGGTGAAACGAGACGAAACGTTTATACGAAGGTTAAGAACAATTTTTATATCTGATGTGATGCGGATTGAGACCAATACAAACTTTAATGATGTTTTAACCGTCCTGAAAGGACAAGAACGCAACCCGAAAGGGACGCAAGAAAGGAGCCGATTATGGCGACGTATGCAGTGAAAGGAACCAGACTACAAGACCTAACCGTTCCGGTCAAATCAGTCGTATCTAACATTGGAGGGGCGGCTTCCGGGGCGGGATTGAGTCCGGCCATTTGGAGCGATTGCCCGCTTCTGGCGGTGATGAGCGACCCCGGAATGGGGTATATGGTATCCGACGATTTTATGGATTTAGGTCTTAGTGGCACATTGACCCAGATTATCTCGAATGCCGGGACTGGCAGATACCTTGTGTTTGGCGGCGCTGGAAGCACGATTGTTCCGGATGCCGCGGCTGGCGGGGGTATAACCCTAACGCTAACCGATGCGGATCAAGCAACCTCAATTACTACCAAACAGACTCCATTTCAGATTACCTCTGGTGCGGGTGATTTATGGTTTGAGGCAAGAGTTAAAACATCTACGATTACAACGAATGAACAGGCATTTTTTATCGGATTGATGGATACCACAGCCCAGAGCGCCGTTGTTCCTCTGACTGCGGCGGGAGCTATTGCCGATATTAACTGTGTCGGATTCCACAAGCCGGAAGCCAATACATCGGCATTTGACGCAAGTTACAAAGCGAACACTGTTACAGCCGTAGAAGTCAATTCGGACATCGGGGCAATGGTTGCAGCTACATATTTCAAAGTAGGTATGCGGTTTTCAACATCCAACAACCAACTGTCGTTTTATGTCAATGGCGTAAAACAGACGTCCAGCAAGACCATTCCAAATGCGACTGGCACAGATTTTCCGGCTGACGTAACGCTTGCCCCTGTGTTTGCAATACTGGCCGCAACTAATGATACCGAATCAATGACAATGGATTGGTGGAAAATTGTCCAGTTGAGGTCTTAATTATGGGCAGTGTATTTAGTAAACCAAAGATAAAGACCCCTCCGGCTCCCGAAAAGATTGAGGAGCCGCAGAAGGTTGTTGAAGACGAAGAAGAAGTCAAACGCAAACGACGGGTGGCCTTGTCCAATCGGGGCAGGGCTCAAAACCTTATAGCCGGTATTCAATCGGCGTTAAAACAAAGGCTTGGTGAATGAAGACCTTAGAGTGGTATAATCAGGCGAAAGCGGAACGGTCAAAATGGGACAGTACGTTCCAAGAGGTTGGCCGCTACGTCTGGCCCAATGCCAAGAATATCGTCAAGTCGGTCAATGTCCCCAACGAAGGCCAAGTCCTCACGGTGGACATTGCCGACTCGACGGCGATTAAGCTGTCGAACCGGATGACCGCAGGGATTGTCTCGTACCTGATGCCGGTCGGGGTCAAGTGGTTTGAGTTTAAGCCCAGAGATTACAGGCTCCGCAACGACAGGAACATCTTAACCAAGCTGTCCTCGGCCACCGAAGCCGTCCATACTTCTATCTGGCGGTCAAACTTCCTGCGTGAGATTTACACTACTGTCCGGTCGATGGTGGTTTTTGGAACAGGGTGTCTCTCGGTCGAGATGGTGGACAACGAGTTGGTCTATCGGGCGTACCACATTGCCGACATCTTCTTTGAGCTTAACTCCAAAGGCGTGATTGATGTTGTCTTTCGCCGGATGTTCTACAACGCCCGTCAGATGGAACAGGAGTTTGGCATTGACAACCTGCCCGATTCAGTGGTTCAAAACTTAAAGAACAAGGATTACGGCCAGAAGTATGAGGTCGTTCACGCCGTTTATCCCCGCAGGAACTACGACAAGCGGAAAAAGGATGCCAAAGGCAAACCATTTGTCTCTGAGTGGATCTGTGTTGAGAGCAAAACAATGCTCAAAGAGGGCGGGTTTGATTCGATGCCCTACAAGATTGGCCGGTTTGAATTATCCCCTGACGAGATTATGGGGCGGTCGCCTGCGATTGAGCTGCTTCCCGATATTAAGATGCTCAATGATATGCGGTACACCTTTGTTGAATCGTCTGAAAAGGCCAGCAATCCGCCGATTGTCATTGAGGATGACGGGGTGGTTTCGCAACCCGCTACCGGGCCGGGCGACGTTATTGTTAAGCGGCAAGGGGCGGAAGACCCGCACCCCTTGCAGACGGGGGCGAACCCCCAACTGACCGCCGAGGTCGTTATGCAGGAGCGGCAGGGATTGTCCGAAGGGTTTGCCAATGACCTGTTTCAGTCGCTTGCCAATTACCGGA